TGTAATAGACTTTATAAAACTCATTTTCGGTATTCAAAACTTGAACAAAATATGTCGGGGTTAATTCAAAATAGATATTTGAAAGTTCCTCGGACTGCTCGGCGGTTCTGTAAAGTAAAGTAGAAGTGCTAGTTATTCGGCAATATTGAAAAGACAACGCATCTACCGTTGTTGGCGTTGAATAAAAAGAACAAAGACACATTAAAAAAGTTATAACAATAGCGGAAATTTTCATATCTTTCTCCTTATAAAAGTTTATCAGATAATAGTTGCGAGTGTTCTTGCAATTATTGTTTTTTATTGCCATAAAAAATAAAAAAGAGGAAAATGATGCAATATTTGGATATTTTGAAGTCGCTAGACATCGTTGAAAGGAATTTAGCCAAATGGCGTAGTCATAATAAGTTGGAAAAATACAACACAGGTTCAGTAATTCATAGAAAGCAATTAGATTTTCATAGATGTCAATGTAGAAATCGATGGGTGTTCGGTGGAAATCGTAGCGGAAAAAGTCAGTGCGGGGCGGTAGAAGCGGTATGGCTAGCCCGAGGAATTCACCCGTTTCGTCAAAATAAAAGTGGGGTAGAAGGTTGGGTGGTTTCGTTGAGTCAGCAGGTTCAACGAGATGTTGCGCAAAACAAAATTTTAGAATATTTAAACCCTGAATGGATAGTTGAAGTGGTTATGCTTTCGGGGCGTTCGGATTCACCGAAAAATGGTGTCATAGACTATGTGCTTCTTCAAAATGTGTTTGGTTCAATTAGTAAAATTGGATTTAAAAGTTGTGACCAAGGTAGAGAAAAATTTCAGGGAACGAGTTTAGATTTTGTTTGGTTTGATGAAGAACCCCCTTATGATATTTATCTGGAATGTCGTATGCGAGTGCTGGATAAAAAAGGTGATATTTTCGGAACGATGACCCCGTTAAAAGGTTTATCGTGGGTGTATAGTGAAATATATTTGAACCCTAAACAGGATAAAGAAATATGGACAATTCAAATGGAGTGGGCGGACAATCCTTTTTTGGATAAAGATGAAGTTGATGCGATGAGTCGGATTTTAAGTGATGAAGAATTGCAAAGCCGAAGATATGGAAAATTTTTGTGTTTTGGCGGGCTGGTGTATTCAGAGTTTGAACCAAACCTTCATATTGTTCCACCTTTTGAAGTGCCTCGTGAGTGGTATGAAAATATTGCTATCGACCCAGGGTTGCATAATCCACTTTCTGCACACTGGTATGCGGTGGATTATGATGGAAATGTGTGGGTGATTGCTGAACATTATTTTGCCGAAAAGTCTTTGGAATGGCACGCTCAAAAAATAAAGGAACAGTGTGAACGACTGCATTGGCACAAAAAACAAAACGGTATGATTGAGGCGTTGATAGACTCGGCGGCAAATCAAAAGACTCTATCAGGTGAAAAAAGTGTGGCGGAATTATTTTTTGATAATGGGATATTGGTAAACACAAAAGTTAATAAGAATTTATTTGCGGGGATATCTCGTGTAAAAAGTTATTTAAAAAATGTAAAAGGAGAAACCCGCATTAAAATTTTTTCCACTTGCACGAATTTAATACAAGAAATTAAAAATTATTGGTGGGGTGCGAATGATATTCCTATAAAAAAAGATGACCACGCCTTAGATGAGTTACGCTATTTTATTATGAATCGTCCTGAAACTCCTGTTTATGAACTGGAAAAAACGGAGGTTCAAAAACATAAAGATAAATTAATTCAAAAAATTAGAATAAATCGAAAAATTATGAAAAGTTAGAAATTTGAAAAAACAATGATCTAAAAAATTGGCAAAAAATATGGAGAAAAAAATGGCTACTAAAATAGACCGAGATAAGATAATTGAAGCAATGTATAAAAAGGCTATCGGGTATGATATTGATGAAGACAGTGAAGAAATTGTTTTAGATGGAGAGAGTGAAATTAAAAATCATAAGAAAAAATTAAGTAAAAAACATTATGCTCCCGATGTAACCGCAGCCCGTGCGTGCTTGGAATTGTTCTCGGAAGAAATGATGAATAAATATGAACGAATGAACGAGGTTGAATTGTTGGCAGAACGAAATCGTTTATTAAAAGAATTGGAAACAGCCGACCATAAAACAAAATTAGAAGAAACAAATAATCAAACAGACATAGATGATGAACAGTTCGAAAAAGAAGGGGTGGAAGATAATGCAGATGAAATAGATAATGAGTAAAAAAATAATAAAAAACATATCGATAATATATGAAAAAAATGATAAAAAGCAATAAAAAAACAATAAAAAAACAATAAAAAAGTAATGCAAAAACAATGAAAAACATACAGAAAAATAAAACAAGAAAAAATGTTATAGAAAAGTAGTTTGCAAAAAAAATATATATAAAAACGCAAAAAAGTGTGAAAAACACCTCAAAAATGCTAAAAAATGGTTGTAAATACATAAAACACCTTAAAAACAAGTTAAAAACAGTATTACATTGAAGATGCTTTTTTAAAAAACTACATACAAAAAAATAAAAAAATTGGAGGATAAAATGGAACAAAAATTATCTAAAAAACAAAAGGTAGATTTGGTTTCTGAAATTTGGAAAGATTTCAAAAGAAGGCAAGAGGAACGAAAGCCTTTTGAAACTCAATGGCAATTAAATATCAACTTTTTAATAGGCAATCAATATTGTGATATTAATTCAAATAATATTTTAAAAGAAATTGATAAACAATTTTTTTGGGAGGAGCGAGAAGTCTTTAATCATATAGCACCTTTAATTGAAACTCGTGTTGCAAAACTTGCAAATGTTCGTCCTATTATGACAGTGTTACCTTCTAGTGATGATGAAGATGATATCAGCAATGCAAAAGTTTGCAAAGATATTTTACAGTCTTTAAGTAATAAATTAGATTTAAGTAAATTAATTGCACAGGCGACTCGTTGGAGTGAAATTTGTGGAACGATTTTTTATAAAACAGTTTGGAATGATAGTGCTGGGGCGGTGGTGGGACTATCTCCTCTCGGAGATAAAATTTGTGAGGGCGATGTTGATATTTTGGTTTGCTCTCCGTTTGAAATTTATCCAGACAGCAATTCTTGTGCCGATTTGAATCATTGCAAAAGTTTGATCCACGCCCGCAGTTATAATGTGGAAACAGTGGAACAACTTTGGGGAATTAAAGTAGATGGAACAGATATTGATAGTTATGCGCTTTCCAGCGTGCATAATAATGGCGTTTTATCTATGAACGGATTTACAAAAGTATCTAAGACCGCACAACATAATCAAGCGATGGTTATTGAAAAATATGATATGCCGACGAAGCAATATCCGAATGGTAGACTGATTGTTGTGGTGGAAAACGAGTTGGTATTTAATGGTGAACTTCCTTATAAGAATTTGAAAGATGGTGAACGAGGCTTTCCGTTTGTTAGACAGATATCTATGGAACAGCCCTCTTTGTTTTGGGGTGCTAGTGTCATCGACCGAACCATACCAATTCAACGAGCGTATAACGCTGTAAAAAATCGTAAGCACGAATTTATGAACCGTATTTCTATGGGCGTGCTAACGGTGGAGGACGGCTCTATTGATGTGGATAATTTAGAGGAAGAAGGTATAAGCCCTGGGAAGATTTTGGTTTATAGACAGGGTTCAAACGAACCTCGTATGTTGACTACTGAAAGTGTTCCTGTAAGTTTTAGTGATGAGGAAGAAAGGCTTTTAACCGAATTTTTAAACATAAGTGGAGTAAGCGATTTGTTAGGCTCGAATGTGAATGCTGTTGCAAATATGAGTGGTGTTGCACTTCAACTTTTGGTGGAACAAGAGAACGCCCGTATCTCGGCAAGCAGTGAAAATATTCGGTTTGCCATAAAGGAAGTTGCTCAACATATTTTAAGACTATATAAGCAGTTTGTTACGCACGAGCGAATGAGTAGATTAGTGGGTTCGAATGGTGCAATAAACTTTTTCTACTGGGACAGGGGCAGTATAAGTTCAGATGATATTTCTTTTGAAACAGAAGGAGAGTCGGGACAGACGATAGCACAAAAGCGTTCTATGATTGTGGATTTATTGAAGCAAGGATTGTTACACGATGAGCAAGGAAAATTGTCTAATGATATGCGACATAAAATTTTGGAGATGTTAGGCTTTGGTGTATGGGAAGATGTTTTGGATAACAATTCACTACAAATACAGAAAGCAAAGCGTGAGAATTTGGATTTACTATTGAATAAAAAAGAACCCGAGGTTTTGGAAATTCACGACCACGATTTACATATAAAAACGCACACCTCTTTTATGCTGGGAGTGGAGTGGGAAAAGGCTGTGAAGAAAAATCCAAAATTAGGGGAACAGATGTTGGAGCATATTCGCAAGCATAAACAATTTAGACAGTTAGAAACGCAAGCCGAACAATTAACACTGCAAGAAAAATAAGATGAATAATTAGCCCTTCAAGAAAAATAGAAGGAAAACTGAAAAAATGAAACGACAAAGTCTTGCTAAAACTAACTCTACCAATAGTAGAGTTTTATAAGGCGAACAATTAACACTGCAAAAAAAATAGAAAAAATAAAAATAAAAATGGAATGACTCAAAGACAAAATAATGTATTGCAAAATGTAGGAAATAAATATATAAATGCAAAAAACATATTAAAACAGCGAGGAGAAAAATGGAAGAAAAAAATATAGGGGAACAACCTTTAAAAGAAGGCTCCTCTTTTGGAAAGTTCGCAAATGTAGAAACTTTAAGACAAGCATATGATAACTTAGAAAAAGAGTTTACTCGAAAAAGCCAGTTGTTAAGTGATTTTCAAAAACAGGCAGAGCAAATAAAAGATGCAGATGTTTTAAAGTTAAGCAAAAAACCAGTCGATAAAATTGAACCGCTTGGAAAAGAAAAGTCTGAAACGGATAAAAAAGATTTTCAAACAAAGATAAAAGAAAAATTTGAATCGGATAATAGGAATTATCAAGTCGAAAATAATAAATCCAATGATGGGAAACATCAAACAGAAAATCAAAAAGATTTTCAAAATATTAGTGGCAGTTATAAAACAGATAATAAAAACTTATTCGATGATGGAAAAAATAATCAAGCCGAAAATAATAAAGCCGATGAAGAAAGTCATAAAATATACAAAGGTGAAAATCATCAAGCCGATGAAGAAAGTCGTAAAGTGGATAATGAAAAAGATTTTCAAAATAATAACGAAAGTTACAAAAAAGAAAATAACAATCTGTCCGATAAGGTAAGTGGTGAAGTTCCGTATTGGGAAAAAGAGGATTGGATTCAACAAGTCAAAGATTTTTTGAATGAAAATCCGTTAGCGAAACAATATGCGAAAGAAATATCAAAAATGGTTATGGAGGATAAGGCACTGCTGGGTAGTAGTCGCCCCCTTTATAGTGCTTGGGCTAAATGGTTGCAAAACAACTATAAAATGCCCGAACAACTTTTAAACGATGAGCAATTTTTAATGCAAATTCAAAAGAATGAAAAAGTTAGGCGAGGGGTTATTAAAGATTATCTCGCTGGATTTAGTGATAGACAAAATACGCCACCTCTTTTTGCTAATTCAGATGGTGGAGTGATTAGTGGTAAAAAACAATCTCCACAAAATTTAGATGAAGCAAGGGAGTTGGCTCGCAAAATTTTTAGTAAATAAATTAAAATCAAAACAAAATCTAAAAAGTAAAAGAATCTAAACTTTTTAAAAAGGGTGAAGATAATAATAAGAATAATTTAAAAAACAAACTGATATCCTTTTTAAAAGATATTTAAACTTATATAAATAAATTAAATTTTTGATAAAAAATATAAATCATTTTTACAATTAAATAAATTTGATATTGCAAAAAACATATATATAAAAATGCAAAAAAATGTGAAAAACTGTGAAAAAACGGTGTTTTTACTAATTTTGCATAAACAACGGGGTAAAAAACTGTATTTTCACAAATAAAAAAACGATAACCGAAAAATAAAAGTATCTTTAAATAAACGAGGCTAGAATTAACTAAAAAATAATAACTGAAAAACGATAACTGAAAAATTAAAAAACAACAACCTAAAAACTAAAACTAAAAAGAAACAATGAAAAAAGATAAATGATAAAACACATTTTTAAAATGTGTTTTATAAATAGGAGAGTGTTTATATGGTAACAATGACAACTGCTCAAAATGCACTGAAAGATATTTATCTTGATGTGGTGAGTAATCAATTAAATACAAAAACGAATGTTCTCTTTAACCAGTTTAAACAAACTACTGCCGATGTTTACGGGCGTGATGTTCAAAAACTTGTGCCTTATGGTGTAAACGGTGGAGTGGGTGCTGGTGATGAGGGTGGAGCGTTACCTTCTAGTGAGGGGAATGCCTACTTAAATTTTACAACTTCGCTAAAAAACTTGTTTGGAACTATTGAGATTTCGGATAAGGCTATCCGTGCTTCTGCTGATGATGCGGGAGCGTTTGTAAATTTATTAACTGCTGAAATGGAAGGTTTATTGAGTGCTAGTAAATTTAATTTAGGGCGTATGCTATACGGAGATGGAACAGGTGTTCTTACCGCTTTGACTTCTGCAAGTGCAAGTGCGGGGACTATAACTCCTGCATCCTTAATAAATTTAGTGGAAGGAATGATTGTAGATTTTTATAGTGGCGATAGTGCTGTAACAGGTTTTACTGGTGCGAGAATAACGAGCATAAATCACAGTGCTGGAACTATAAAAATTGATAAAACGATAACCGCTTCTTTCGAAACAAATGCAGATGATTATAGTATGTATGTGCAAGGAAGTAAAGGGCAAGAGTTAACAGGCTTGGAGGCTATTTTTGCAACAACGGGTAGTATTTACGGACTAAGTAAAACGACATATCCGTGGTTGTTGAGTTATATAAAAACCAAGCAAGTAGGCGAAACTTTTAACGAGGCACTTATTCAATTAACTATGGATGAAGTTGAATTGAGAACAGGAAATAAAACGAATTTTATCGTAACAACAAATGCCTTGAAACGAAAATTTGCATCTACTTTAAGTGCTATGAATAAGCATGTCGACACAGCAAATCTTGCGGGTGGATACAAGGCGTTAAGTTTTAACGGTATCCCACTTTACGGGGATAAGTTTGTGCCAACAGGTGTTTTGTATATGCTTAACACAAATGATTTTGCGATTCACCAACTATGTGATTGGGAATGGCTTACAAATGAAGATGGTTCTATTCTAAAACAAAAACAAGGATATGCTAGTTATCTTGCAACTTTGGTGAAGTATGCTGAATTGGTATGCTCACGCCCAGGTGCACAAGGTAAAATGGCAAATTTATCATAGGAGGATTTTATGGTAACTTTAACATCAGCAAATGCTGCATTAAAATCAATGTATCTTGATGTAGTGGCTAATCAATTAAATTCTAATATCCACCCTTTTTTAGCACAGGTGGAAAAAACACAGCAAGATGTTGTGGGTAAAAAAGTAAAAAAGTTAGTTCCTTATGGGGTAAATGGTGGTATCGGTGCGGGAACAGAATCGGGTTCTCTACCAAGTGTTGCTGAAAATAATTATGCACTTTTTGAAACCACTTTGAAAAACTTATATGGAACGATTGAAATTACCGATAAGGCTTTGCGGGCGTCCGCATCAGATGCTGGGGCGTTTGTGAATTTATTAACTGCGGAAATGGAAGGCTTAGTAGAAGCAAGTAAATTCAATTTGAGCCGTATGCTTTACGGTAACGGTTCAGGTCAGTTGACTACGGGCGTTGCTACTGCGAGCGGGGCATATACTTTTACAGCAGAAAGTTTAAGAAATATTATAGTTGGGCAAAAAGTAGATATTTATGTGGACAATGTTTATGTTCAATCCGCACGAATTGTGAGTTGGAATTATGCAAGTAAAATTATAACTTTTGATACGGCTTGCACTGCGGATATGGCAGATGATGAAAAGACTACGGCGCTGTATGTTCAAGGAAGTAAAGACAAAGAGATTACAGGTTTAGGTTCAATTTTTGATACTTCGAATGTAACAACTCTTTATGGATTAAGTCGAGTAACTTATCCGTTTTTAAATCCAGTTGAACAAACGGTGGCGAGTGCAAGTTTTAACGAGGCTAGTTTAATGAGTGTGATTGATGCTTGTAACGAAAAAACAGGTGGGGATATAAATTTTATAGCGGGTTCATACGATGCTCGTCGAGCATATCAAGCCTTGTTTGCAAGTAACCGTTTAAATTTGGATATTGCAAATCTTGTAGGTGGATATACTGCTATAACCTTTAATGGAATACCTTTCCTTGCGGAGCGATTTATTGAAGATGGAGTTATATACTTTTTAAACAGTCAAGATTTCAAACTTCATCAACTTGGAGATTGGCAATGGATTGAAAATGACAAAGGACAAATATTAAGACAGAAAGAAGGTTAGCCAACTCATAGTGCGACCTTGGTGAAATATGCTGAATTAGTTTGCGATAAAGCAGGGGGACAAGGAGTGTTAACAATAACTGCTTCTTAATATAAAGGCAAATAAAAAAGTTAAAATAATAAATTTTAAATAGTAAAGTTAAAATAATAAATAAATTAATAAAAGTTAAAATAATGTGGTTTAAATAATAAGATTTAATAAATAAAATTTTTAATAAAAACACTTTTGTAAAAGCATATTTGTAAAAAACATATATATAAAAATGCAAAATACCGTGAAAAACGGTGCAAAAATGTTAAAATTTGCAAAAAACAGTGAACAAATGTGAAACTTGGTGCGAAAACATAAAAAATTATTTTGTGCAAAAAAGCGTGAAAACGGTGTGAAAAAAATAGGAAAAATGGTGTGAAAAACTGTGATGTAAATGCAAAATTCTATGCAAGAATGAAAAATAATTTTGTGTAAAAATACTGGATTTTTTAATCTGCACGAGGTTTCGGGTGGCGGTGGGGGGGTATGTTTTTTATTT